ACTGCTTGCTGACCGGCTTGGCGGACTGACCTCACAGACAGCAAGCGCAATTGAGGAGCCTTCAATGGCACGCACTACCTTCTCCGGCCCAGTCAAATCCGATAACGGTTTTGAGGGCAGTTTCATTGGTACGCTGACGATCACGTCGGGCGGCAACACCATCACCACAACCAATTCTGCAACCAGCGGCACTTATCAGCCTTTGGTTGTTTCAACGGCCATGACCGGCGCTGGCGCTGATGGCGGTCGTGCAAAGTTTGACATGACCACCAATGTGGCTTTGGGATCGTTTTCCAATGCCCTGAAGGCGGAAGTCACTTACGGCGCGTCTGGTCGTACCACGGGCCTGGGCTCGGCATTTGTTGCTGAAATGACCTTGTCGGCTGGCACCTCCTCGGGAACCTATGCTCCTATTGAGATTGAACTCAATATGGGCACTGCGGGTTCTACGGGCACTTCTACGTCGCTCATTTATGCCTCCGTAAACGGCACCGCCGCTACCACATTTGACAGCAATGGCTTCATTATGACGCTTGCGGGCTTGACTGCTGGTGCTGCTGACGCGGTCGCCACCCCCGGCGCGACATTTGCCGCTACGGCAACTGGCACCGCCTTGGGTGGTGCAAATCTGCGTGGTCTGAAGGTCAAGATTGGAACTTCAACTTTCTATCTTGCTGCGATTCCTTCTGCAACTTACGAAGCATGAGCCTAACCAAAGAGCAATTGTTGGAAACTCGTCAGCAAGCAGTTGCTAAACGACAGCAATTGTTTGAGATGATTCAACAGGCTAATGGCGCAATCGACATGATTGATCACTTGCTTCAACAATTAGATCAAACAGAATTGGAGCCGCAAGATGATGCAAACTGACGTTAAATCGGGCACAGCGGCGGCGGCAACCAGTACGGCTGTCACGTCGTTTCGTGCCCGTATCAAGGCGCTTGCGCTGACCTACACCTCGTCTGCCGGGAACATCTCGATCACAGACGGCAACGGTGGGGCCACGCTGTTCTCGTTTACACCGGCTGCTGCCGCAGGATCGCTGTACATGCTATTCCCTGGCGAGGGCATCCTTGCTGAGACTGGCATTTACGTGACCAACGGCACCGGCACCGCTGCGACGGTGTTCTATGGCTAAGAGCCCAGCATGGCAGCGCAAGGAAGGCAAGTCGGAGAGCGGCGGACTGAACGCCAAAGGCCGCGCCTCCTACAACCGCGCCAATCCTGGGAAACCGGGTCTGAAGGCTCCTCAACCGGAGGGCGGGCCTCGGCGCGACTCCTTCTGTGCTCGGATGAAGGGCATGAAGAAGAAGTTGACAAGCGCCAAGACCGCCAATGACCCGAACAGCCGGATCAACAAGTCCTTGAGGGCGTGGAACTGCTGATATGCCAAGCGTTAGCGGTAAGCAGCACAGGTTCATGGCGGCGGTGGCGTCAAACCCCAAGTTCGCCAAGAAGGTAGGTGTCCCTACGTCCGTAGGGGAAGAGTTCATCCAGGCCGATAAAGGCCGCAAATTTTCAAACAAGGAGTCCGACATGAAGGGCATGAAGACAAAGAAGATGATGGGTGGTGGCTACGCCAAGGGCGGTATGGCCCCCTCCAAGATGGGCGCGGTGAAGACCGCTGCCCCCAGCCGTGACGGCGTTGCTGTCAAGGGCAAGACCAAGGGCACCATGGTCAAGATGGCCAAGGGCGGCAAGATGATGGGCGGGAAGTGCTGACATGATGCCCAGTCGCGGGATGGGGGCCATGCTCCCATCCAAGATGCCCAAGGGTGAGCGTAAGGCTCGGCGTGATGACACGGATTTCACGGAGTACGCCGAAGGTGGTGAGGTGAAGTCCAAGGTCAACGAGGCCGGGAACTACACCAAGCCCGGTATGCGCAAGTCTCTCTTTGAGAAGATCAAGGGGCAGGCTACGCAGGGCACGGCGGCAGGGCAGTGGAGCGCCCGCAAAGCGCAGTTGCTTGCCAAGCAGTACAAGGCCAAAGGCGGAGGCTACCGTGACTAAGAAGTTTCCTGACCTGACCGGCGACGGCAAGGTTACTCAAGCCGACATCCTCAAGGGCCGTGGCGTTAGCGAAATGGCCAAGGGCGGCATGGCTAAAGGTGGCAAGTGGATCCAGTCCGCCATCAAGAAGCCCGGTGCTCTGCGTGAGGCTCTCGGCGCCAAGGAAGGCAAGCCCATCCCGGCCAAGAAGTTGGCCGCTGCGGCTAAGAAGCCCGGCAAGATGGGGCAGCGCGCTCGACTGGCGCAAACGCTCAAGGGCTTGAAGAAGTGAAAAAGCCGCAGCAGTCTTTGAAGGACTGGACGGCCCAGAAGTGGAGGACGAAGAGTGGTAAACGATCTTCTGACACGGGTGAAAGGTATCTTCCAGAGGCTGCGATCAAAAGTCTTTCCCCCCAAGAGTACGCCGCCTCAACCCGAGCAAAACGAGCAGGCAAAGCCTCCGGCAAGCAGTTCGTAGCCCAACCCAAGGCCATCGCTAAGAAAACCGCGAGATTCAGATGACAACGAGTGGAACAGCGTCGTTCAACCTCGATCTGACGGAGATCGTGGAGGAAGCCTTCGAGCGTTGCGGGGCTGAACTGCGCACGGGCTACGACCTGCGTACGGCGCGGCGTAGCCTGAACTTGATGTTTGCCGACTGGGCAAACCGGGGCGTGAACATGTGGACGTTCGAGCAAGGAACGATCCAACTGGTGCAGGGGCAGAATACCTACGCCCTGCCGGACGACACGGTGGACTTGCTTGAGCACGTCATCCGCACGGGGGCCAACAGCAGCACCAATCAGGCAGACCTGACCATTACCCGGATCAGCGTTTCTACGTACGCCACGATCCCGAACAAACTGCAACAGGCCCGTCCCATTCAAGTGTGGATCCAACGGCTGAACGCGCAGACTTCGCCCACTGGATATACGCTGCCCGCGCTCGTCACTGCCTCAGCCACCACGATTACGCTCAGTTCGACCATTGGCCTTCCGGCCAACGGCTTTATCCTGCTCGACAGCGAACTGATCTACTACGGCTACATCAGCGGCAACACGCTCTACAACTGCGCCCGTGGGCAGCAGAACACGACGGCGGCGTCTCACGCAGCCAGTACCGCTGTCTATATTAAGCAGGTACCGGCGGTCACGGTGTGGCCCACCCCGGACAATACGCAGACGTATACCTTTGTGTACTGGCGCCTGCGCCGTACGCAGGACGCCGGAGATGGCGTCAACGTCATGGATGTCCCGTTCCGGTTCATCCCGTGCATGGTGGCAGGCTTGGCCTACTACATGAGCATGAAGATTCCCAAGGCTCTGGAGCGTATGGACACGCTCAAGGCGCAGTACGAAGAGGCTTGGCAGTTGGCCGCAGACGAAGACCGCGAGAAGGCAGCGATCCGGTTTGTGCCCCGGCAGATGTTTATTGGCGGGGGGTATACCTAAATGGGTAACCGGTTCGCCTCTGGCAAGTTCAGCATCGCCATGTGCGATCGCTGCGGACAGCAGTTCAAACTCAAGGTTCTGCGCAAAGAGATCATTAAGACAAAGATCTACGATCTCTTGGTCTGCCAGGAGTGCTGGGATCCCGACCATCCGCAGTTGCTGCTGGGCATGTACCCGGTGGACGACCCCCAGGCTGTGCGTAACCCTCGCAAGGACAATACGTACATTACGGCAGGCGTCAACGGATTGGAGTTGGATCCCAACTCGACGTTTGCGGGTTTTCCAACCGGCGGTTCTCGGGATATTCAGTGGGGTTGGAATCCGGTTGGCGGAGCACGTGCAAGTGATGTCGGTCTGACGCCAAATTACTTGGTGGCAACCACCTCTGTTGGTACAGTAACCATCCAAACGACGTAAGGAGTCGATCATGGACAAGAAAGATCTGGCACAGGACAAGAAGACGGCGGCTTCCGCAGTGCACAAGCATGAAAAGGCTATGCACCCGGGCAAGCCCATGACGAAGTTCGCCAAGGGCGGCAAGACCAACCTTCAGATGAAGCAGTTGGGTCGTGGACTGGCGAAGGTCGCCAACCAGAAGAAGTCGTCGTTCACCTACAAGAAGGGTGGCTGATATGGCAAAGTTCAGCAAGAAGGTGGGCGGTAAGGAAGTCGGCAGTGCCGATGTTTACGCTGAGCCCCACACCATGAAGGGCGGCAAAGTTGCACTGGGTAACGGCACTCAGGCGGAGCCCACGCGGGCTAATCGCGTGAATATGTCCGTGGGCAACATCGACCGCGACGGGTACGACCCCGCTCCCAAGACTTCGGGCATCAAGATCCGTGGGACTGGCTGCGCAACTAAGGGTACGATGGCGCGAGGCCCGATGGCCTGAGCGTGAGGCGTAGATGAACTACACCGAGTTGAAGACCAATATCGCAGATGTCTGCGAGAACACGTTCACTGAGGACGAGTACGCGCTGTTCACCAAGCAGGCTGAGCAGCGCATCTACAACACGGTTCAACTCGCCAACCTGCGCAAGAACGTTACCGGCACGCTGACTTCGGGAAACAAGTATCTCCAATGCCCGTCAGATTTTCTGTCGGTGTACTCCCTGGCCATCGTCAAGGCCGATGGAGCGTATGAGTACCTGTTGAACAAGGATGTGAATTTCATCCGGCAGGCGTACCCGAATCCGGCTACCACGGGGGTTCCCAAGCACTACGCCATCTTTGGCCCCCGGTCAGACGACGTGAATGAGTTGACCTTCATCCTGGGCCCGACCCCCAACGCCGCGCTAACGGCGGAACTACACTATTACTATTACCCGGTATCCATGGCGGATACGGTGGCGAACCCAAGCGGTACCACGTGGTTGGGGGACAACTTCGACTCCGCCCTGCTGAATGCGGCTCTGGTGGAAGCCATCCGGTTCATGAAGGGCGAGCCTGACATGGTGCAGTTCTACGAGCGCATGTACATGCAGTCTATTGCTTTGCTCAAGAACCTTGGCGACGGCAAGCAGCGCATGGATGCGTACCGCGACGGCCAACTGCGCGTTGAGGTCAACTGATGACTTCGATCGTCCAAACGCAGACCACCTCCTTCAAGAAGGAGTTGTACCAGGGCATCCACGATCTCACGACGGATGTTCTGAAGATTGCGTTGTATACGGCCAATGCGGACTTGAATGCGGATACCACGGCTTACACCACGACGGCGGAGATCACTGGGACTGGGTACTCGGCGGGCGGCAAGACGCTGACCGGAACGACCATCAGCAGTTCTGGATACACGGCTTTCGTGGATTTCGACAATGTGGAGTGGAACCCCGGCGTGTTTACCGCACGGTGTGCTCTGATCTACAACTCCAGTAAAGCCAACCGTTCCATCGCGGTGTTGGACTTCGGGTCAGACAAGACCTCGACCACCACTTTCACCATCGTCATGCCGGTCAACGACGCCAACAGTGCCTTGATCCGGTCTTCCAACTAAGGAGTCATTATGACCATCGACAAAATTACTGCGGTTGACAAAGTTGAGGCCGCATGCTCGTACAACACTCAGCCGTCCGATGAGATGGGCATCCACGGCACATACCATGCTGTGTGCCGCGACAAGGATGGCAGCATCAAGTGGGAAGACGACATCAAGAACCTCGTGACGACGGTGGGCAAGAACCTGACGTTGGACACGATTCTTGGTAACTCTGCTGCGGGCGCAGTTGTCATGGGCCTCAAGGGCACCGGCACTCCATCCGCAGGTGATACTCAGGCTTCTCACGGCACCTGGAATGAAGTTGGTCTGGCTAACGCTCCGACCTACTCTGGTAACCGCAAGACGCCGACGTTCAGCGCCGCATCCAGTGGCAGCAAGACCACGTCATCGGCTGTGACGTTTAGCATCACTTCGTCCGGTACGGTTGCTGGTTGCTTCATCAACATCGGTGGAAGCGCCACGATTGACAACACCACGGGGACGCTGTTTTCGGCAGGTGACTTTTCCAGTTCTAAATCTGTGGTGAGCGGCGACACAATCGCTGTGACCTACACCGCTACCTTGACCTGACATGGCCTTTGGGTGGGGTGACGGCGCTTGGAGCGAGAAAGGCTGGGGCGGTGTTACCGCCTTCAGTGATTCCGTCTCTGAGTCTGCCACCCTTTCTGAAACACAGTCTGTTGATGCAACCCTAGCCGGAAGCGTCACAGAAACTGCTGCGCTTGCGGAAACGCAGGCGGGCGCAGCCACCTTCCCTGTCTCTGTTACCGAAACAGCGGCGGCTACGGAAGATCAATCAGTCAGCCTTGTTTATGCAGATACCGTTTCTGAAACGGCGGCGCTGACTGAGGCGCAGACTGCCGCGACCGATTACACCGAGTCGGTTACAGAAACCTCCGCCATCTCGGAGACAAATGGCGGTGGGGCCACATATCCGGTTTCCGTTACGGAAAACTTGGTCACGCAAATGGCCTGGGGCGGGGGCGGATGGGGCGTTTCTGCGTGGGGCGGTGCGGACACCATTTCCGAGACTCAGAGCGCCGCGCTGATTATGAATGTCTCAGTGACGGAGACGGCGGCAGCGTCTGAGACGCAGGACGCGCTTGTTGATTACACGGCGGCTGTCACCGAGACGGCGGCTGCAACAGAAACTCAGTCAGTCAACGTCGATTACGCAGTCAGTGCTTCTGACTCCGTGGCTATCACTGACGATCAGAGTGTGGCTACCACCTATGCGGTGAGCGTCACGGAGACAGCGGCGGCTGCGGATGATGAACAGGCGGGCTTGTTCTACGGCGATACGGTTACGGAGACGATGGCAGTCTCCACAACGGAAGAGGCGGCTACAAGTTATACCGGGCTGTCGGTCACAGAAACTGCGGCCATAACTGACACAGAAGACGCCGCCACCACATTTGTGGCGTCTGTAATTGAGAATGCGACGATAGCCGCCCAGATAGCGGCCATCACAAACTACGGGGTATCCCGTACCGAAACCGCTGCCATCACCGAATCACAGACGGTGCGCTATTTCTGGGAAATCATTGATGACACCCAGACCGCAAATTGGCAGAATATCAACAACG